AAGCTCGAAAAGGCACAGGACGAAATGGGGCGGATGCTCTACTCGCCATCAATGCCGGGTACCAAAACTGGCCAGGCGCTGCCCTACTTCTTCGACGAGGTGCTGGCGCTGCGGGTCGAGAAGGACGCCGAAGGCGTCACCCAGCGCGCGCTGATGTGCGACAGCGACGGCCTCTGGCTGGCCAAGGACAGAAGCGGGAAGCTTGACATGTGGGAAGCGCCGGACTTGGGCGCGATCATCGCCAAAATTCAGGGGGAGGAGTAATCATGGCATTGCCAGAAAGACTGACCGACGACCTCAACGAGTTGTCCAGCCTGTGGCTGGCGGCCAAGGAGGCCGAACGTGAGGCGGTCGAGGACCGCCGCAGGATCGAGGACCGCATCAAGTCCCTGGTCGGTGTGGCAGAGAACCTGGAAGGCACCGAGACGGTGGATCCGGGCCAGTTCGCCATCAAGATCGTTGGCCGTATTGACCGCAAGGTCGACAGCGACAAGCTACAGGAAATCGCGGCCGAACACGGCCTCACCGAGCACCTCTCCAGCCTGTTCCGATGGAAGCCGGAAATCAACATGGCAGTCTGGAAGGCGGCCAACGAGTCAATCACCAAACCCCTGTCGGCGGCTATCACGGCCAAGCCCGGTCGCCCATCATTCACCATCATCCCAAAGGAGCAATAACATGGCATTCCTCGGACAGACTTTTGACGCGGATGAACTGCCCCAGGGCAACACCTACGAGCCGCTGCCCGCTGGCTGGTACACCGCCACCATCACGGCCGCTGAACTCAAGCCCACCAAGGATGGCTCAGGCCAGTACATCAAGGTGCGCTACGACATCACCGGCCCCACCCACCAGGGCCGCGTGGTGTTCGGCAACCTCAACATCAAGAACGCCAGCGCCAAGGCCGAAGAGATCGGCCGCCAGCAGCTTGGCGAGCTCATGCGTGCTATCGGCCTGGCCAGGGTCACGGACACCGACCAACTGATCGGCGGTAGTCTGTTGATCAAGCTGAGCGTGCGCGCCGCAACCGAGCAGTATCCTGCTCAGAACGAGGTCAAGGGCTTCAAAGCGATCACCGGCAGCGCGCCGACCTTCGCAGCTCCTGCAGCCTCGCCTGCAGCAGCCTCGCCTGCAGCAGCCGCGCCTGCAAAGGCCACGCCGCCCTGGGCCGCCAAGAAGTAAAAAAATCCCCGGCCTCGCAAGAGGACCGGGGTGACAACTGCATGAAGGATGTGTCGCGATGAGAATACCCGAGCCGAATCATAGCATTCAGGCCTTGATCGACAGGCACCACGAGAGCCTGGCCGAGCCGCCGCGTCCGCACATGGGCTGCAGCCAGTTGGGCCACCCCTGCGACCGCTGGCTGTGGCTATCGTTTCGGTGGGCCGTGCAGCCAAAGTTCCCTGGCCGTATCCTGCGCCTGTTCCGCCGCGGGCAGAGGGAGGAGGCGGTCATCGTCTCCGACCTTCGCGCCATCGGTCTCGACGTGCGGCGTACTGGCTCCAACCAGATGCGGGTGAGCCTGGCGCCGCACATTGCCGGGAGCATCGATGCCATTATTGTGTCCGGCGTGCCGGAGGCCCCGCGGAAGAGGCATATTGCCGAGTTCAAAACACACAATCTCAAGAGTTTCAACGCCTTGGAACGTGACGGCCTGGAAGCGGCGAAGCCGGAGCATTGGGTGCAGGTGCACCTCTACATGCACGGGTCGAAGATTGACCGGGCGCTGTATGTCGCTGTCTGCAAGGACGACGACCGCATCTACACCGAGCGCGTGCGATACGATCGAGCGGTGGCCGAGAAGTACATCGAGCGAGGCCGCAGGATCGCACTCTCCGACCGCATGCCAGAGCCGATCAGCACGGATCCATCCTGGTATCAGTGCAAGCAGTGCCCGGCGCACGAGTTTTGCCACCAGACCAAGCTGACGAAGCACGTCAACTGCCGCACCTGCGCGCACAGCACGGCGCTGGAGAACGGCACATGGCGGTGCGAGCGCTACGATGCAGACGACATCCCTGTCGAGTTCCAGCGGCAGGGCTGTGACGGCCACGTCCTGCATCCTGATCTGGTGCCGTGGCCGCGCAAGGATGGTCTGGACGACTGGACGGCTGTCTACGTCATCGAAGGGCGCGACGTGGCCAACGGTGAAGGCGACGCGCACGTCTATACCAGCCGTGAGATTCTGGCCAATCCAAAAGCGTGTAGCCTGGGCGACAAGCGCCTCGAGGAGTTGCGCCAGCAGTTCGGTGGGAGGATCGTCGGGTGATGCTCCGCGAATACCAACAGCGCGCCATCGACATGCTCTACGCATGGTTCGAAGCTGGCCACCAAGGCAATCCGTGCTTGGTGCTGCCGACCGGGTCCGGCAAGAGCCACATCGTGGCCGCCCTGTGCAAGGACGCCCTGCAGAACTGGCCAGAGACGCGCGTGCTGATGCTCACGCACGTCAAGGAGCTCATCGAGCAGAATGCCGAAAAGATGCGCCTGCACTGGCCAGGCGCGCCGATGGGCATCTACAGCGCCAGCATCGGAAAACGCCAACTCGGTGAGCCAATCACCTTTGCAGGCATTCAGTCGGTGCGCAACAAGGCGCGCATGATCGGCCACATCGACCTGGTGATCATCGACGAGTGCTTCACGGGGGAAACAAGAGTCTGCACGCCTAGCGGCCCAAAAAGAATTGATCAAGTGAGATGCGGCGATGTGGTATATAATCAAGCAGGGATGGGCGTTGTTGAGGCAATATCCTGCAAGCCCTCATTTGACATATATCGCGTGGAGACCAGTAATGGAAAACTCATCGAATGCACTGCAAACCACCCCTTCTTTACATCAAAAGGATGGGTCAAAGCGAAAGACTTGGCTCCGGGATCGCGTCTTTTCAGCAAGCAAGATATGTCCGCATTGTGGCAGCAGTTTCCGTCCTTGGGTGAAATACAACGAGGACGGAAGTCTCAAGTCAGCAATGCAAGAAGGTCGCTGGAAGAAGCAAATTTATTGCTCCGTGAAGTGTGCAAAGAGATCAAGCCCAACATCATTGAATGCGCAAGCGAGGGAGAAAATAAGCAAGAAATTGAAAGAGATAAAGCACAAGCCTATAAGGCGTGGCGGGAACGGGCAATTGCTGCCTTTGCCACAGCTGGCGCTTCTCCATGCTCTGGGCGAAGGGTGGGAAGCGGAGGTAGTCATAAAGACGGAAGCGGGCCACAGGAACGGCGTTTACCCCAATTGCTACAAGGTGGACATTGGCAACAAGGAGATGAAAATAGCGATAGAACTGGACGGAGGAAGCCATTCATCTCTGGAGAGGCAGGAACAGGACAGGAAAAAGATAGCGAAGCTCTCGGAGTTAGGGTGGTGCGTGTATCGCGTATCAAACGAGAAAGCGCTACACCTGTATACAACCTTCAAGTCAGTGGACACCCTTCTTACTTTGCTGAAGGGGTAGCGGTTCATAATTGCCACCTGGTCAACCACAAGGACGAAGGCGGATACCGGCAATTACTGGCCGAACTGACAGCCATCAACCCTGCGTTGCGTGTGGTGGGCCTGACGGCCACACCGTACCGCCTGGGCCATGGCTTGATCACCGACAAGCCAGCGCTGTTCGACGACCTGATCGAGCCGGTGAGCATCGAGGAGTTGGTTTTCAAGGGGTATCTCGCGCCACTGCGTAGCAAGGTCACCAAGGCCAAGCTGGACACTAGTGGCGTGCGCAAGCGCGGTGGCGAGTACATCGAGTCCGAGTTGCAGGCCGCAGTGGACACCGACGACAACAACCAGCGCGTGGTGCGTGAGGTGATCGAACTTGCCGGCGACCGCAAGGCATGGCTGTTTTTCTGCGCCGGTGTCCAGCACGCCGAGCGCGTGGCCGAAGTCCTGCGCCAGCACGGCGTCGCGGCCGAGCGCGTAACTGGCGCAACGCCTAAAAAGGAACGCGAGCGGATCCTGGCCGACTTCAAGGCCGGCCGCCTGCGCGCCCTGACCAACGCCAACGTGCTGACCACCGGGTTCGATTACCCAGACATCGATTTGATAGCCATGCTTCGCCCCACGATGTCCCCGGGTCTGTACATGCAGATGGCTGGCCGGGGGATGCGGCCCAAGAGTCATACCGACCATTGCTTGGTGCTCGACTTCGCCGGCGTGGTGGCTACGCATGGGCCTATCACGGCTGTGCAGCCGCCCAAGAAAGCAGGCGACGGCAACGGCGAAGCGCCGGTCAAGGTTTGCGACAACTGCGGCGAGTTGTGCGCCATCGCCGCGACTATCTGCCCGGCATGCGGCCATCCATTTCCGAAGCCCGAGCACAAGAAACTAGAACTAGAACTGCGCGACGACGACATCATGGGCCTGGAGGGCATGAGGCTCGACGTCACCGGCTGGAGATGGCGAAAGCAT